CATGCAAAATTGTTATCAGAAGAAAAGGATATTTTATTTTCAGATTTAATTTTGCGGAAAGTATGTTCGATATAACTTTTCAAAATGGAATATTTGGCTTGCGTAGCATCTGAGAAATCCCATGGTTCCGGATCTGCTATATTATTCGCAAGATATTCAATAGATGCGTCATAATTAGGGAACCAACAAAAGTCAAAAAGAGCCGAATGAAATTTTTTCATAAACGTAAGTTTTTTATATTGTCAATAAATAAAAAGACCGCCATGTAATATTATGACGGTCTTATTGTATCCTTTATGTTCGATATTCGTGGTTACGGATAGACCCGTACGTCTATATTTCATTATATGATGCAAATATAATACACGTTTTTTCGAGGTGCAAATTTTTTGCCAACTTTTTAGTTGCACTATGAAAACGTAGCCGAATACACGTTTATTGTCCTAACGTATGGAAATGATAAAGAGCGAAATTCGTAAGATTGGAGAAGAACTGCAATTGATTTGATAAGGATGGGGAGGGGCTAACGCATCATTTTACGATGAATAGCAGAAGCGAGTAAAAGGCTGGGATAGATTCCCGGCCTTTCCTATTCGCGTGCCGCCCGATCTGCGGGGTTGGGTTCTCGGAATTTCACTGCTAATTTACAGGCATTCAATCGATAATTTTCAAATTGAGTGCTGTTGCTATATAAAAGATTATACGTATTGCCTAAATCCGGGACATATAGTGTTACGGTTCCTTTGTGTAATTCTGCAACAAAAGCAGCATAGTTAGATAAAAATGCCTCTTGTGATGTTCCTTTGATCAAAAATGTCAATGTTACGTCACGTTCATTTACAACCGGTGAATCCGGAACAATAATATCTATTCCGTTTTGTGTTGGATCGTCATTTTCGACAAATTCTTTGAGAGATGGAGGTGTAAGGAGGGCTGCATATGCTCCTGAAAGCATGGCAACTCCCATTGTAGATAACGGTTTGTTATTTATAGTTACTTCTGTTGTTGGCATGTTTTATAGGTTATCAAGTTTTCGATTTATTGCAACAAGAGTTTCGCCCATTGCAGGCAATATGCGGGTGTATGTTCGAATATCTGCGACATTACCATTCAATTGAATCATAATATCTCGGATGTCGAAAGTCACATTACGCGTATCCATATTGATCGATCGAAGCAGCTCCATACCATTGACAAGGATGTTCATTTTACCTTGCATGTCAGTAAAGCGACCGTTGAGTTCGTCGCTTGTGTCTTGGGACATTGCCTGAAAACCGCGTGAAGTAGCATTCTGGGTAGATGCCTGATTGTCGGATAGCAGAGAACCTGCCCATCCATATTTATCATCTAAATATTTTTGTAAGTCATCAGCCATTTTATAGGCCTCCTCTTGTTCCTCGGCTGAAAATACCCCATCTAACCAGAACTCTTGCAATTTCTCGCGAATTTTCTTCATGGCTTCGGAAGATTGTATGGCAGATTTAATACTTTCTATTACCATTTGACGCATCATATTCCGAACCACATCTCGTGCGGTTCTTGCCCGATCTTCCCCGTTTGCCCATGCATCGGCGTAAGCTGTTGCGAAATTATCAATTGCAGATTTTAGATCTTCGCCAAAAATTGCATCTAAGGCCTTTTCCTTATTTTCTTCTATTTGTTTATTTATCTCATCAATTTGATTTTCCCATTCTTTGATTCGTTCTTCATCCGTGTCTTTTTTACTACGCTCTTCTGCTATTTGATTTTGTATCAATATTTTTTGCTGTTCGAGTAATTCATTTTGTTGTTCGATAAGTTCAGAAGCATCTGTAGAGTATGCCTCTTCAACGGCCTCCCCGAGTTCATCATATGATTTTTCGAGAGCATCAATTTGATCTTGTAAGCGCTGAATGTTACGTTCTTTTCGTCGATCTCCGCTGAAAAGGTTTATCAGGCTGGTGATAGCCGACACAGTTCCTTGAATGCCTTGAACAATATTTCCAGATGCGAATCCACTCACAGCTTGTGCTGCTCCGCCTACAGCACCTGCAATGTTGTTAATGGAGGCCGTCGTGTCTTCATCTGCTCCCAATGCTGACGCAATAGAAGACACACCGCTTATCGATGCAGCAACGATGTCAATTGCCTCCGCTACTGCTTGCCAGGCATCTTCACGTAGCTTTACAGCTCGAAGATCATCCCCATCTGCAAGTGCCTTTTTATAAGCCTTGAAGTTTGCCGAAATACTTGCGAATGGATTCTTCCGAGTGGCTATATCTGCTGCTTGGTCAAGTTGATCGGTTACTGTTTTCAGATTGATAGGGTCGAGGTCGGCATCTTGGAGCAGTCTGTTTATGTTGTCAATAATACGCAATATCTCACGGCTCGACAAGGCGTCGAGGTTTTGGAACAGATTAATCCAGTCATCGGTTTTCATCAGTTCGTCCACCTTGATTTGTCCGATTTCCTCTGTTTCATGTTTGTCGATTTGAGGAATAAGGTCGGAGCGGCCGTTCTTTGTTGCTGTTTCCCTGTCTTTGGCGTGTTTCTCGCGTATCTTGGCAATCTTATCCTCCATCGTACCGTATTTCTCGACAATGGTATTTAGGCTGGCCGCAATTTCCGCTTGGTCGATCTTGATACCCAAATCGGTCGCTTGCTCTTTGGTGATATTTCCAGCCTTCAGAGCATCTTCTACCCACTTGCGGAACTCCTCGTATTTGTCTTTTATGCCTTTGATGCGGCGATCTTCTTCCGAGAGCGTGTCATCGGTGATCTGCTTGTATATCTTGTCAAGCTCTTGGGCGTATTTCAGTTCTATGGCAGCTCGGTCATCGGCATTTTTTTGCTGAATATTCGATTGCCTTTCCTGAAAATCTTTTGTTTGATCTGCAGTTATGATTCCACCCTGCGCGGCTTTAAGTTTCGATTTATCCTGCTCGAGTTTGTTCATTTCCTCTTTTGTGCGCAAGTCTATTTCGGCCAGCTCTTTCTGCTTGCCATCTTTCAAAATATCGATGCGCGATTGCTGAAGGGCTTTATCATTGGCGAGAATAAGATCGGATAGCTTTTTCTGGGCTTTGGCGGCATCCGTCACCGTTTTGCCCGAAACGCTGTATTGTTTAATTTTCGAATCGTATTCGGCGATTTTGGCGATCAGCTCATTCCATTTCGCTGTCCCTTTCAATGAAACGTCCATCGCTTCGAGAGCTGCTTCCGCCTCCTTCTTCTGTCCTTCCCAATAGGATTTGTTGCGATTGGTTTCTTTTCTGTCTGACCGTAGGGATGATATTTCATTTTGTTTGGTTGCGATTTGAGATAGATTCGACTGTTTAAGCGACTGATAATAATCTTCGCTCTCACCATACAGAGGAAGCAAATACGGGGCTTCTTTTTGCTTATTGCGTGCATTCTCAATTAAACGGTCGATTTCTGCGTTTTGGGCTTTCAGCTCGTCGATATTGCCCTGCAATGTGGCAATCTTGACCTCCGCAGGGGCAGCGTCCCACTCGGCGGCTTTTTGTGTTTCTTTTAGTTCATAGAGCTGTTTGCGGTACTCGTCCAACTCAGCCTCTGCATTTTTATAAGAAAGACTAAGTCCGGCCATTGCTGTCCTATCACCGAATTTCATAGCATCTGCTATCGCTTGATCTAACCTTTTGACCTTTTCGAGGGCGGCATCATACTGCTCTTGCAGATTGTTCTCCTTGCGTGTGTCGTTGATGTCGTTGAGCTCCTTTGTAAGATCGATAAGCGACAGGAGCTTGATTTCCTCCTCGCTGTACCGCTGCAACAGTTCGGGGTAGAGACGTATCAGCTCCTCGTAGGCTTTGCGCTTGGTGTAGGCCGTGCTGACCTCGTCCTGCATGGTCGCATGCAGCTGCTCGGCCTTATTCTTCTGTTCATCGAGCTTCTGATTGTAGGCGTCGATGGCGGCGTTTACCTTTTCGTAGGCTATCTCCTCTGCGGATTTCGCCGTGATAATCTTGTAGAGTGTGACGGCAAACGCGGAGGCGGCCGCAGCGATCAACACATAGGGATTCTTCATCAAAGCCGCATTCAGTGCCTGCGTCTTCTTGGTCAGCGTTCCCATTACGGTTTGGAGGGTGGAGAGACCGAAAGCGTGGGCGAGCGTTACCGTCCTGTGTACCCTTTCCGTTGCCGTCAGGACAACCAGAGCCGCCTTATATGTACCATAGGCGACGACAAGCTGGGCGACAATGTCCAGCACCTGATTATAGTTCTCGACGAGTGAAATCGTGCCTTTGAGTGCACCTGCAATGATGCCTTCTTGCGACTTGCCGAGGTCGTTGAACATCATGTCGAGAGCATCGCCGAGATTGGAGATGAGGCCCGTAATGGTTTTGGATTGCTCCTGCATGAGGTTGTGGAACTTCCCGCCCTCGTTCGTCATGCTTTCAATAGCCTTCTGCACCTCTGGAAAGCCTATTTTGCCTTCCGTGACCATCTGTGAGATTTCCGCGCGGGTCTTGCCGAGTTGCGTTGCCAACTCTCCCGCGAGGTCGATGCCTCGGCTTTGGAACTGCATTACGTCACGCGTGTATAAACGCCCCTGTACGGCCGTCGTGCCGTACAACCACGTGAGGTCTTGCAGGTTCAGTCCCAGACCGGCCGCAACATTACCGAGCCGAGTCAGTGTGTTGGTAATATCCTCTGCTGCGAATCCATATGCGAGAAGCTGGCGGGCGCCGCTGGCCACGCCTTGCAGGTCAAACGGCGTTTTGGCGGCCAGTTCGACCATTTGTGACATCAATGCATCAGCCTTTTCTTTACTTTGGAGCAGAGTTGCGAAGGCCACTTCGAGCTGTTGAAACTCGCCACGAGTTTGCGCGATTTGTTTCACCAGCCCCGCAAGCGACACTCCGACGCCGATTTGTCCGAGGGTGGTAGCCAGGCGACGCATTGCAATATCCATACGGTCGGCGTCCGTCACGACACTGGACGTTACGGTTTTGGCCGTTTTCTGAAGTTCACGGAACTTGCGAATTGCTTCATCGTTATCTATGACTACGGTAAGGTTTATACTCATAATACGATGACGGTTTTATCTTTATTGATTTCTACCTTTGATCCGCTGATGTTCACGACTTTTATTACGGCATAATTCGAAGCGTTGATTGTGGCCGAGGCTCCATGCATAAGAATGACAGTGTGGACGAAATCTACTCCCGAGGCTTCTATTTCAGCCGACGTATTGCCGACTAAGCAAATGTATTTTCGCTTGTCGAGCCTTATGCATCCGCAATCCACATACATGTTGCAATCACTCACTTCGTTTTTGTGAGCTTGAAATATTCCCAGCGGAGGGAAATTGTTTTTATGGCAAAATTCAAGTCCTTGTGGCGTAAAAAACAGAGAGGTCAGGGAGTGAAAATTTTTCACTTTGTCCAGTCGTTCGCAGGCGCCGAGTGCGGACGCGGATTTTAGGATGTTGTCAAGCATATAAATTATTTCGTTTGTTATCGTTTGCCTCCTGCCATCAGAAGAAGTGTGTTCATTGCATTAGGATCGTTCATGTCAATTATATCGGGAACTTTTGATTGTTCATTGTTGGGAATATTAGTTGTTGATTTACTTTTACAATCCGTTTTTAGAGCGTCGGAAATCATAAGCTGTACGTTAGCCCATGAAATCCCCCAAAGAATATATTCAAGAGTCCAATGATAGCGGTTTATAAGATTATCTATTTGTCCCCAGATACTGCGCCCTCCGTAGTGGCTATCCGCTCCGCTGTTGTCGTTGGGGAAATCATTACCCGCAGCGTTCTTACCAAGCGAATAGCGTTCATAAAATCCGCGTAGTAGGATTGAAATACGATGGTGGACAAAATGTTTGTAAGAGCTGTTGTATCCATTGTAGGGGACCAGTATATAAGTTTTGTCCGCTCTTTTAGCATATCTTCGATTTCTTGTTGCGTCCGAAGTGTGGCGATAGCGATTATTTCGGCCACCTCTTTTGATTTTTCGGAGCATATGGTCCACATACGTTTAACAGCACCCTCCATCTGTTCGTCGTCGAAAATCAGATCAAGGTCTATTAGTCGGCGACTTATCATCGCGAGTCGTCCGAGTTGGAGGGGGTATAGGTAAAGGGTTATTTGTTCTTTGTCATTGCCTTCAATCTCGAACGATTCAATTTTTTCAGTCAGTGTGTCAAGTGCACGTTGTTCTGTAAGGCGGCCGACTTCTTCTTTTTTCATATTATAAACTATTGTTTTTGCTCCCGCCCCGTCCTCGAGACGTGATGCAAGTCGTCAGCTTTCCAGCGGGATAGAGAATTTACAAAACGCTCTTGGTATATTCCGGAGTTGTAATCGGCCACCAGGAATAACCACCTTGTTCCGGAGCTAAAACTTTCGCAGATACTTGAATTTGGAGCGGGTCGGTTTTATTGATTCCACCACCCAATGTCGCTACATATTTTAACCTTGCAAAAGCGATGGAGCCTCCACTTTTGGAATCGAATACGAATGCTTTTACTCCTTCGTAAATCTCGCCTTTTGCAGGTTCTGTAGTTCCGAAGTAAAATTCCATCGTGTCGTCGTCAAAATCTACGACATTCCAAGTAACTTCTTTTGTGCCTGTCGTTTCGTCGATTGCAGAGTAAAATGGGTCTGCTTCTCCTTCCCGATAAAAATCATTACTGGAAGGTATCGCGAAATTGGTGGAAACACCACCATTATAAGGCTGACTGATTTTGGTGAAAGCCTTCATTAAGTCGGCAGCCTCAGCGTCTTTTACTCCTTTCGGGAGAGGATTACCTGCATGAACGGCTTTCAGTCCGATTATTTGTCCCATGTTTAATATTTTTTAAGTTTTACTTTGAGGTTTGAAAATGTGTAGGAGATCCCCTCCTCACTAATAAGAGTTTCATCGCTCACATCAAAGAACCAGCGTTCGTTGATAGGGTAGTATCCTAGTGAATCGAAAGCGAGACGAGTTAGTTCGTTCAGACGGTTGCGATCGGGGTAGCGTTGCTCTTCACGACCGATTGTCGGTGTTGTGTCCGGTACATAAATGTTTACATTTACGGTTGCCACCTGCGAATCTCCGACGACATTTGACAATGAGCCTACGACGATAAATTCTCCCGAAGGATTATTCGGGTAGTGGTCCGCATACATCATCGGCACGGTCTTCCCTAACAGCGAATCCCGGATGCGATCCCAGACGAGTTTGAATATTTCCGTAGAGGTCAGGTTCATCGCTTTTTCGATTTTAAGAATCGAGCGAACTCCGCTTTGAGTTTTTCAGCAGTAGATTCCACCCAGTTTCCCGACCCTTCGAGAACGTCGAAACCTTTAGCCTCGACATATTTCGCGTATTCCATACCGGCTACCCATACGAGATATGTT